GAAGAGGTAATAAGAAAAACAGTATCTACGTTTCAAATGGATGGGTATATTATTATCTTTGAATCTAAAAAAGGTAGCACGCATTTTTACAAGTATGTTGGTATGTCGTCTCCATTCTCGATAAACTGACAATGTGTCATTAAAAATACAAATGGTCTATATATTGTTTATTTAAAAGAACATTATGTTTAACATTAAATAAAGGATATATTATGACATTTAACCAATTAAACACTTTGATTTCTGACTATGTGTTGGGAGAGTGGGGCCACGAAAGTGGTCTTAGTGCAAACACTGCATTTCTAAAAGAAGATGTATTGACTATGGAGTTTGAAGTACCCGGTCTTTCTAACAAAGACATTGAGGTTTCAGTAGAAGACCGAATGTTGGATATTAAGGCAGAGAAGGAACATCGTAAGTTCCATAAACGATACAAGATTCACGATGCATTTGACATCAATGAAACGACTGCAATTGCTAAGGATGGTCTACTTACTATCTCTATTCCAAAATATGAGGACCGAAAGGCAAAATCAATTCAAGTAAAAGTTAAGTAGTTATGTTTCCGAGGATGGGTGGTTATTCCACCCATTTTCATATTTATAAATTAAAAGAGAGAATATGTCTAAAATTATAGGAATTGACTTGGGTACTACAAACTCGTGTGTATCAGTCATTGAAGGCGGTGACCCTGTGGTTGTTGTAAACTCAGAGGGTAATAGAACCACACCATCGATAGTATCATTTGATAAGGGTGATGTTAAGGTGGGTGCTCCTGCAAAACGTGTTTCGGTTACAAATCCGGAAAATACAATATACTCAGTAAAACGATTTATAGGTCAGCGATACTCAGAGTTAAACTCTGACCATTTAAATGTGTCGTATGAAGTTTACAATCATAAAGATTCGGTAAAAATAAAAGCGAATGATACTGAGTATGTACCACAAGAAATATCGGCGATGGTTCTTCAAAACATACGTAATTCAGTTGAAGATTATCTTGGCGAGTCGGTTAGTAAAGCTGTGATAACTGTTCCAGCGTATTTTAATGACTCACAACGACAAGCGACTAAAGAGGCTGGTGAGATTGCTGGGCTTGAGGTTCTTCGTATTATTAATGAACCAACTGCTGCTGCTCTTGCGTATGGTCTTGAGAAAAAAGATACGGATATGAAGATTGCTGTATTTGACTTGGGTGGTGGTACGTTTGACATATCCGTTCTTGAATTAGGTGATGGTGTATTCGAAGTATTATCTACTAATGGTGATACTCAATTAGGTGGTGATAATTTTGATGAGGTTATAGTAGATTGGATTGTCAATAGTATAAAGTCTAAAGAGTCGATTGATGTAAGGTCAGACATTATGGCGATGCAACGTATTAGAGAATCCGCTGAAAAGATTAAGGTTGAATTGTCTGCTGCTACCACTACCAATGTTAATTTACCATACATCACAGTGTCTGGCACAACACCTATTCATTTTGAAGCTAATATATCACGAGCCGAGTTTGAAAAGATGTGTTTTCATTTAGTAGAACGCTGTATGATTCCTTGTAAAAACGCAGTAGAAGATGCTGGGTTGCTGGTTGGTGATATTGATGAGGTTATATTAGTAGGTGGTTCTACAAGAATACCATTGGTACAATCGGCTGTTGAAAAGTATTTTGAAAAAACACCAAGTAAGGGTGTTAACCCCGATGAGGTTGTTGCACTTGGTGCGGCTATTCAAGGTGGTGTACTTGCTGGGGATGTTACTGATGTTTTACTATTAGATGTAACGCCACTTTCATTAGGTATTGAAACTATGGGTGGTGTAATGACGCCTATCATAGAATCTAATACAACAATTCCAGTAAAAAAATCTCAGACGTTCTCCACTGTTTCTGATAATCAGCAGGTTTTAGATGTACACGTTTTACAGGGTGAACGGCCGATGGCATCGGATAATAGAACTCTTGGTAGATTTAAATTAACAAACATCCCACTTGCACCAAAGGGAGTTCCTCAAATTGAAGTATCGTTTGATATAGATGCTAATGGAATTATAAATGTATCTGCAAAAGACCTTGGTACAAATAAAGAACAAACTATTAGGATAGAATCTGGAACAGGTCTTAGTGATGATGATATTCAAAAAATGAAAGATGATGCTGAGATGAATAGAGAGGCTGATTTGAAACGAAAAGAACAGGCTCAGATTTTAAACGATGCGGAATCTTATTTGTTTGAGATACAAAAGCAAATTAAAAACTTAGAATCGTTAACTGAAGACAATAAAAATAATTTAGAGTCCTTGATTTCAGACCTACAATCTATCATACCTACCAAAGATTATGATAAGATTAAGGAAACACATACTAAGTTAGAGACTGTGTGGAATGATATAACAACACGCTTGTATGAAAATACTGGCCAATCTAAAACGGAGGATATACCACACGAGGAAATTTAACATAAATTTAACATAGGGGGCTTGTATAGTCCCCTATTTTTTTGTACTTTTATATAGTAAAATAAAACACTATGACAAACCTCGGATATTGCTGTATCAATATGACCCTTCGTAAAGACAAGATTACTACCAATCGTAGTATGATTAAAAAAACATTCCTTAAAGAAGGTATCAATAGGTCATCCGACCTTGCATTACAAAATGCTAAAGACCTTGTAGAAATTATCAAGTGGAATGAACGTAATGGTTTTAAACTATTTCGTATGTCTTCTGACTTAGTTCCTTGGGCTAGTGAGTTCCAATTATCAGAAATGCCAGACTATGATAAATTTGCTAATGTTCTTAAAGGTGCCGGTACTCTCGCTAAGAAGTATGGTCAACGTATCACATCACATCCTGGCCCATTCAATGTCTTGGTGTCACCTAACGATAGAGTTGTAGATAACACGATTAGAGACCTTTCAATCCACGGAGAACACTTTGACCTTATGGGGTTAGAGAGAAGTCATCAGAACCCTATTAACATCCATTGTAATGGTGTCTATGGTGATAAGATGTCTGCTATGAATAGATTCATTAAGAACTTCAAGAGGTTACCTGAATCAGTCCAATCACGATTGGTTGTTGAGAACGATGACAAAGCAAGTATGTACTCGGTCAAAGACCTTATGTATCTACACGAACATATTGGTATTCCAATTACGTTTGACTACCACCACCACAAATTCAATACCGGTGGGTTGTCTGAACAAGAAGCACTTGAGTTGGCTATTTCAACGTGGGGTGATTACAAACCATTAGTTCATTACTCTGAGTCACGTCAGTTAGAACAAGAAGGTGTGAAAGCACAAGCTCACTCCGATTACATCTACTCTGAGATTAACACGTATGGTCATTCTTTAGATATTGAGGTTGAAGCTAAGATGAAAGAACTGACTGTCTTAGATTATCTTTCCAATTTTGGTAAACACCCAAAAGGGCATAGTATGGGGAAAGCTTGATATAATTAATTTATTAATTATTTTCCTGATATTTATGTCTATCAGGTTAACTTAACGGCTTGAGCTGCTTAGTGAAAACGTAGTTGATAATAAGTACAAGTCCTGGAGTTAATAAAACCAATTTGTGGAAAAATAAATGATAAATTTTTTTAATAGAAGAAATATGTTTGTATTCCTGATGTCTATTAGTACATTAGGGTTAGCGGGCTCCGCTGCATATTATTCCGTGGTTGGATTGAGTTCCTTATTTGCCGGCGCACGGACTGAAGTTATAATAATGGCCGGTGCATTGGAATTCTCTAAACTAATAATAGCATCATACCTACATAACAATTGGAAGACTGCTGGTTGGATGAAATGGTATCTTACTTTAGCAGTAGGTGTATTGATGTTAATTACATCGGCAGGTATCTACGGATTCCTAACATCAGCATATCAAAAGACTGCTGACCAATTGGGTATATTAGATAAACAAGTTCAAGTAATAGATTTGAAGAAGGGAAGATTCCAAGAACAATTAGATTACTTTAATGTAGAAAAAAAACAATTATCAGAATCAATCACCGAATTACGAAATGGGTTATCCAACAATGTAGTTCAATATCGTGATAAGGAAACTGGTCAGATTATAACAACAACCTCATCATCTCAACGTAGGGCATTAGAAAGACAATTGTCCTCAGCAGTTGAATCACGTGATGGAGTATCAAGGAAGATTGAGGTATTAACGGATTCCATTACCTCACTCGACTTACAAGTATTAGACTTGGAATCCAACAATGAAATTGCAGCAGAGGTAGGTCCGCTTAGATATATGTCTGAGATAACCGGCAGCCCTATGAATGTGATTGTGAATTGGTTTACATTACTTATCGTATTTGTATTTGACCCGTTAGCAATCTCTATGGTAATCGCATTAAATAAACTAACCGTAAAACGTAATAATTATGATGACGAAGATATTCCTAACAATATTAATTTTGATAATAACAGCAATTCTATCGTTCACCCTATTAACACCAATGCTGGTGGTGATGGGAAAGAAGTACCAATACTTCGAAATGAAGTGGGAGAAGAAAGAAAAAAAGGCGTTAAAGAAACTCCTAAAAAAAGAAAAGAAGAAAAGCAAGAAGTAGAATTTATCCCAACGGATGAGGATGCCAGAAGATTGTATGGAGAAAAACCAAAGCCTCGCAGAAAAGTTAAACATACATATCGTAATACATCGGTTAAATAAGTTTGGATTATTGGATTATTTTTTGTATATTGTATATGAATAAACAAGTTATACATAATGGATGAGTTATATAGTGGTGTTACCACTGGTGATAAAAAAGCAAAATACGAGAGTATTGATGATAGTGATGACGCCCAAAAAAATTATTATCGTGAATTTGATTATGGTATTGACACTACTGATAACGTAATCTTAATACAAGATGAGATTACAAGTGGGTTAACCTTTGATGTCGTGTCTAAGGTTCGATTACTAAAAAAGATTAATGGTGATATTAGTACTATCAACATTCTACTAAATTCACCGGGCGGTGATGTAATCGAGACACTTGCTCTAATCGATTTTATGAAAACACAAGAGAGTGAGGGTCTCAAGTTTAATATTATCGTTAGGGGTTCAGCTATGTCCGCAGCAGCATTGTTGTTAACTTGTGGTACTGGCGTTCGAGCCGCATCTAAACACTCCAAGATTATGGTTCACCAATTATCTACCATTGTAATGGGTAAATTGAGTGATATCAAATCGAACGCAAAGTTTAGTGAGGAGTTGGAAAATGATTGTAATCAGTTAATGGCAGAAAACTCTAATATGGATAAAGACCATTGGCAGAGTATCTCGTCCTCAGATTACTTTATGTCAGCCGACAAAGCATTAGAATTAGGAATTATAGATAAAATTATTTAAGTTATGATGGATTTCTTTACAGCAGAAGAACTCGTAGAAAATTACGAGAAATTTAGAAAATTAATAAACAAAACATTTGAGGGTAGCCGATTGGAGGCACTCAATAAAATGTATGACCACTTCGAAGAACGTATGATTTACACACCAGCGTCTTCGGTAGAGCATTACCACAATGCGTTTCCAGGTGGATACATCGACCACGTACTTCGTGTAACCCGAAACGCTCTTAAAGTATATGACCTTTACTCTGAATTAGGTGGAGTTGGTGATTATAGTAGAGAGAGTCTAATATTTACAGCACTACACCACGACCTTGGTAAGTTGGGTACGCCTGAGTTAGATTATTATGTTAAGAACGACTCCGAATGGCATGTTAAGAATCAAGGTAAGATTTACAAAACAAATTCAGAGATTCATTGGATGAATCTTAATGATAGAACATTCTATCTACTGAATTACTTTGGTATTCAATGTACTCAAGAAGAGTGGATTGGTATTAAACTTACTGATGGGTTGTATGATGAAAACAATAAAGAGTATTTCATTAAGTACAATAAAGATGATGCATTAAAAACATCTATACCATTTGTAATGCACACGGCAGATTTATTTGCCGCAAGATATGAGAATGAAAGATGGATGAAAGAAATGAACCCAATAAAATCAACTCGTAAATCAACGACCGGTAGACCTAGGAAGGGTGACCTTGGTGAAACATTCAATAAGAATGGGATTAACCAAACAAGTGTATTCGACGCGTTTAAAGATATTGTAGAATAATAGTTATGGTAGTAAGTATAGTTATATTATCAATTTTAACATTAGTACTCGGATACACGACAGTAAATCTACTTCGTAAGAATGAAGCACACGAAGATGTTGTAACAGAGCAGGAAGAGTTAATCTCAGATATTGCATCTAAGATAGACTCATCAATGGCAACACTAAAAGAGATTGACAAATTAGGTTCATTTGAAGCAGATGATGAAACTGGTGATGTATTTAAGAAAATGTATGAAATAATTTCAGACTTAGAAGAGTATTATGGGACGCAAGAGGCGGAATAAAAGATATTTTACATTAATCACAGAGCTTGCGATAAACGCATATAACCGATGTGATGACCAACGATTAAAGAATAAAATCTACAATAGATTTATTCATTATCCATTTGATAAACTTGCTGAGAATGTAATTCATACATACAAGACTTATTACTTTGAAGTTCCCTATGAGGATGTTAAAGCAAATGTAGTTGCCTTCTTGAACGAAAAAATTCATAAGTTTAATGGTGATAATGGTAGAGCCTTCTCATACTTTACAGTAATCGCAAGAAACTATTTGTTTAACGAAAACAACAAGAATTACGAGCGGATGAAAATGAGAGATGGTGTTGATGTAATAGACACATCTCGTGATATTGTAAGTGAGGTATTTTTAAAGCAGCAAAAGGAAGCCTTGTCTGATTTTATGGATTACTATGTTAGATATATGGATTACAATATGTTCATCTTGTTTAGTAAGGACAGAGACAGACAAATCGCAGATTCCCTAACCGAATTGTTTAGAACACGTGATAACCTTTATTCTTACAACAAAAAGGCGCTTTACATACTTATTAGAGAGAGGACTGGTGTCCAAACTCAATACATTACAAAGGTAGTTGGCAAAATGAAAATGATATATAAAGAACTATATATTGATTATTCTAAAGGAGATATTTTACCAATAACTCACCGGGTGGGGGAATTTAATGGATAAAGATAGTGAATTATTTAAAGGTAAGAGCTTCTCAGATATAATGTCTGATGTGTACTCTAACCAAAAAAAGAAAGATAGGCAAATCAAATTATTGATTGCTCAACTCGAACCCATGGTTAAGAGTTTGGGTGATGCTGCGGTGGTAGTTCCACTAATTAAGGAGTATTTAGACATATCAGTTCGTAATGATGATGCTTTAATAAAATTAGCAGCAATTGTTCAACGTATGATGAAGGATAGTAACTCAGGTTCAGATGGTGGTATGTTATTATCACCTGAAGAAAAACGTCAGTTGATGGACGCTATTGACGAAGTTGAAAAAGACTTGCCTAACCAAGATGGGGATTATGAATGAAATATGCAAAAGTATTAGAGGTTTATCTTAACGATGACGCGGACTTCGGACCATACTCTATACAAGCCTTATTAAAGCAATCAAGTAAAAGTCAGAGGATTGTAGCAAGACCATTGAATATAAACGCCAAGAACATCCCAGTTGTTGGTGAGTATGTTTGTATACAAAAGGCACCATCGGATAAATTATCACCAATCGGTTCGGGTCAAAGTGTGTTTTATTATTCAGACCCAATATCATTACAAGGTAACGTTAATAACAATATATTAGAAAACGCTGCAAAACTTGAAGGTAACGTTGTTGGTGGTGATTATGAGAGTACTTCATTAGGTATACCCAACCCATCCACACCATCTAATACTGATAAGAAAAACAAAGAGTTTACCACAGTATCTAATTTATCACAACTACAACCATATGCAGGTGATATTATATATGAAGGTAGATTTGGGCAGTCACTTAGACTCGGATACACTCCGACTCTCGCTGAGTCTAACATATCACCATCTTGGAAATCAACCGACCCCAAGTCACCAATCACTATAATTCGTAATGGAGCTGGAACTTCAAATGGTTATAATAAATTTGTTATAGAAGATATCAATGAAGATGACTCATCAATTTGGTTGGGTTCTAAGCAGACCATTGGGTTAAAAGCATCAAACGGGTTTTCATTAGGAGTGACTCCACAAAACGTTTACAACAAACCACAAATCATATTGAACTCAGATAGGGTTGTGATTAATTCTAAATCAGATTCAGTTCTTATTAGTGGTGATAAATCAGTAAATGTATCCACTCCAAATTGGAAAGCCGATATGGATACTATCTTCAGTCAGTTGGAATCAATCACCGATGCATTATTACAATTAGCACCTGCGATAACCGCAGCAACCGCAGGGCCACTCCCAATAGCAAGTCTTACTGCGGCAGGACCTCAACTATTATCTACGATAACTCAGGTAAAAACTCAGTTAACATTAATGAAACAATAATTATATATAAACATATTTATTATCATGGACACAAAAAAACTAATTAAGGCAATTCAACTCATTATAAAAGAAGAGGTTAGGAAAGAAGTTGCTAAAAAAGAAAAGGTACTTCGTAAATCTCTTATGAATGAAATCAAACAATCAGAGGTTGTTAAAAGAGACCCGTTGGACATTGAGCACGTTTTTGAACAAAAAACAGAACAACCCGCTAAATCATTTACTAACAATTCTATGTTGAATGAAATGTTAAATGAAACCGCCCAAGGTGGTGAGTGGAGAAGTATTAACTCAACTGGCGTTGGTAGTGGGATGTTTAATTCATCACAAGCACAATCATTTGGTGGAACGGTAGGTCAAGGACCACAAGTTTTACAAACAGCAGAAGGTCGTGCCGTATCTACTGAACAATTACAACAAACTGAAGCAGGTCAAGCTGTGGTTAACGCACTAACAAAAGACTACTCTGGATTGATGAAACATATAAACGCTAAGAAAGGTGCTTAATGCCAAGTCGTAAGGAGTATAAGAGAAATCCATTAGACCTTAAACCAAATAAGGCTATTGGTGTAAAGTTACCATTAGGTGGTGACCCTATATTTCAATTGTCTTATACTACTGAGGACCAAGCATTATCCAATCTTAAAAACCTATTACTGACTCGTAAGGGTGAGAGGCCATTCCAACCATTATTTGGCTCGGACATTTTCTCATTACTATTCGAACAAATATCAACAAACATAAATGTTGAATTAGAAGATTCAATTAGAGGTGATATTAAATTTTGGTTACCTTATATTATAGTGGATGATGTGAATGTAGATGCCGAGGAAGATAATAATAAAGTATCAATCACATTGAGAGTTAGAGTTACTGAGAATGGTGCAAATACACAAATAACAATACTCGTTACCGAACAAGGTAATGTTTCTATTGTCTGAGGATAGAAAATGGCAGATAAAGTAAAAAAAGATGTAAACTTAGTTGGTAGGGATTTCGGTGATATTCGTAAGAACCTAATTGACTTTACTAAAAACTATTTCCCAAATACCTACAATGACTTTAACGAGTCATCGCCGGGTATGATGTTTGTGGAAATGGCTTCATACGTAGGTGATGTATTATCATACTACACCGATGTTCAGTTAAGAGAATCTATCTTAGAAGAAGCACAAGAAAAGTCAAATGTATTTACACTCGCACAGTCGTTCGGATACAAACCAAAGTTATATGTTCCTGCTACAACAACTCTAACAGTCTACCAATTAGTTCCCGCTAAAGGAAGTGGTGATAATGTAAAGCCAAACTTTGATTACGCACTTACTTTAAAAGAGGGTATGGTAGCTGGGTCATCAACAAACTCAGATGTTGAATTCACAACAATCAATAAAGTTAGATTTGGATTCTCATCATCATTTGACCCCACGGAAGTTTCAGTTTATCAAATTGATGAGACTACTGATGAGCCGGTATACTATCTACTTAAAAAATATGTAAAAGCCGTTAGTGGTAAAGAGAAAGAAACAACCTTTGATTTCGAATCACCAAAACCATATGACAAGATAAAGTTAACTGACAATGATGGTTTGATTGATGTTATACAAATCATAGATGATGATGGTGATGAATGGACAAAGGTAGAGTATCTTGCTCAAGACACTGTATTTGAAGAATTGCCAAATACAACTGATTACTCAATTGCAATGTCAGGTTATGCTAATGAAACACCTGCTTTACTTAAACTAAAACGAGTCCCAAAACGATATGTAACTCACATCACGGATGATGGTGAGATTGAGATTCAGTTTGGTGCAGGTGTATCATCAAATGCTGATGAAGAAATTTTACCAAATCCAGATAACGTTGGTTCAGCATTATATCCAGCAAGTGGAGACCTTGACCAAGGTATTGACCCATCGAACTTTATGTATGCAAAGACATATGGAGTCGCACCATCAAACACAACTTTAACTGTTAAGTATAGAGTTGGGAATGGTGTGGATGATAATGTACAATCTGCAGACCTTACTGAATTGATAGAACGTGTAATCGAAACCGATACTTCTGCGTTAGTAAGTAATGTTGTAAACGTTGTGCAAAACTCAATAGCAGTTACAAATGAAGTTGCCGCGGGTGGTGGTGCATACGAAGAAGAGTTTGAAGAAGTTCGTAATAATGCAGTAGCGTATTTTAGAGCACAAAATAGAGCAGTGACTCGTGAAGACTATTTGTTGAGAGCATACGCATTACCACCACAATTTGGTTCGGTAGCAAAAGCATATGTTGCTCCAGACTTTCAAATCAACACTTTATTGGATGATGGGCCAGACCCAATTCCAAATCCATTGGCTATCAACTTCTACACATTAGGGTATGATTTTAATAAAAAATTAACTGAACTAAACCCAGCAACAAAACAAAACTTACAAAACTACTTATCGTATTATCGTATCTTAACTGATGCGGTGAATATTAAGAATGCATACATTGTAAACATTGGTGTTGAGTTTGAAATTATTGTTCTTCCAAATTATAACTCTAATGAAGTATTGCTTAAATGTATTAACGCTCTTAAAAAATACTTTAACATCGATAGGATGGGAATCAATAAACCAATCGTTTTAACTGATGTTTATGTTTTATTAGACAGGGTGGATGGTGTACAGTCGGTAGTTAGGCCTGATAAAGATGGAATGGGTGGTCTTCAAATTGTAAACAAATCTGGTGGTAATTACTCATCAAATAAATATGGAATTAAGAACGCGACTCGTGATGGGATTGTATACCCACCAAAAGACCCAACTTGTTTTGAGGTAAAATATCCTGATGTAGACATCAAGGGTAGAGTAGTATCATTATTTTAAGAGGTAGAGAATGATTTATAGAATATATCCAAATAAAGACGCAACCCTATATGAGGACACCCCTCGTAAAGTTCAAAACACGGGTAAGGATGAGATTCTCGAAATCGGTAAATTCTATGATACCGATAATACTACCTTGTTGGGTAACAGTAGAGCATTATTACACTTTGACCTAACATCAATCTCACAATCAATTGTATCGGGAGATATCACATCACCTCAGTATAGGTTAAGATTAGAGAATATCGAGAATAGAGAAATCCAATCTAATTATAATCTATATGTGTACCCATTATACGAGGGGTTTACTGAAGGTATAGGTTCAGAAGCAGACACCCCACATAATACAACACACGTTTCTTGGGTAAGTAGAAGTTTATCAGATATGTGGAACACTTCAAATGCAACTGTTGATAGACCAACCAACCCAGATTTAATTCCATCACTTCAAGCTTATTATGATTTTAAAGCAAGTATTGGTAATTTTGAATTAGTTGAACCAATCAAAGGTGTAACTGGCAAGAGCCCACAACTAATCATATCAGGTGCAAAGATGGTAATGTCATCTTCAGATTATAGTGGTGGTACTGCAAATTTATCCGCATCACTTGAATCAGGGTCAATATATAATATAGATTTTGATTTTAACCGAGGAACATTGTCGGGTGTTGAGTTCAATGTAATAGACCCATCGGGATATGAATTGAATGATACAATTACTGGATTCCAAGAATCATTAGTAAGTACCGCAACTTACAATATGTCATTTACCGCAAGTCTAAATGGTGTGTATAAATTACAATTTACATTCTTTGATAACAATGGAAGTGATGGTTCAAATGGGTCTATTGACAATTTCTATCTATATACAAAGGTTTCAGCAACAACACTTGTACTTGACCAGTTTTCATCAAACCTATCAACACTACCTACCACATATGTGATAAACGAGGGAATTGAAAATACCGATGGAATAACTGGGTCGGCAGTTATTGATGATTATAAATTATACTTAACATCATCAAACTATGGTGGAGCAACTTTAAATAGATTATACACCCTTCAATCGGCCGCAGGCTATACTGCAAGTTTTGATTTAAATTATGGTAATTATCCATTATACAATGGAACTGACACCGGCTCTATTGAATTTACAATTATGGCAGCCGATGGTAAACTTGTTGATGAAAACGATATTGCAGGATATTCAAAATATATAAGCGCAAGTAGCTCACCATCCGTACAATTCCAAGCAAGACAAGATGGTGAGTATATGTTCCGTTGGTCTTTCTTTGGGAGTGGAAGCGGTCAATATTCCGCCTCATTAGACAATATTAAAGTAGAATCGGGTAACCACGATAAAACCGGCTCAAGATACAACGACTTTAAATATGACGCAAATTGGATTACAAATGAGGGTGGTGGTGCTTGGTATACCGCATCATTTGGCTCTGGCAAATCATACTACCAGTCATTTACGAAATACACCAATAACCTTAATGTAGAGGTTACCGACTATATATCCGAGTGGTTGGATGGTACAAGAACTAATAATGGATTCATCGTTAAGAAATCTAAAACGGATGAACAATCAGTAACTAAGTTTGGTTCAATCAAGTTCTTCTCTTCAGACACAAATACAATCTATCCACCAGTCCTTGAGGTTCGTTGGGATGATACAACATTTGTGACTGGTTCATTGGAAGCACTCAACACCGATGATATGATTGTATACGTTAAGAATCTTAATACCGAATACAAAGAATCATCTAAAGGTAAGATTAGAGTTTACGGTAGAGAAAGATTCCCAGCAAGAACATTCTCATCTACATCAAATTACACATTGGTAAAATACTTACCAACTACCTCATATTACTCGGTAGTTGATGCTGAAACGGAGCAAGTAATTATTCCGTTCGATACTAATTATACTAAGGTGGGTTGTGATTCTGAAGGTAATTATTTTAACTTTTGGTTTAACGGATTGCAACCGGAAAGATTCTATAAGTTTGTGTTTAGAGTAGACCAAAATGGAATGACTAAATACTTTGATGATAACTTCTACTTTAAGGTGGTTAGATAATGGCAGAAAGAGAAATCAAAAGAAATGGTAGAGGTCAGATTATATCCTATGAAATTTTTGGTGCATTGGATTCACAAGTTCAATCAGATTCATATGGTAAGTCTGTATTTAATACCACAGGTGAATTCGGTACTAAAGTAACTAAGTTTAACGAGTCATCTTTTAATGATACAATTGATATATCAATATCTGATGAATTAAGAAGACCATTAAGTGATACACCATTGAACATAGAGTTAGGTGAGGTTGCATTAAACTTTATAGTATCGCAACCTAACCCAACTGGTGGTGGGGTATAATTATGTCATTAGATAGATTTGTAAATAAAGACCAAGTAAGTGGGTATACCCCAACCTTTGGTAAGACTATCGAGGAATCGATTAGTACCCAAGACCTCTTCTTATCTGAGAACGAGATTAAGGGTGATTTTGATTTAGTGAATGGTTTGGACTTTACACCTAATCAAGAGTTGCATATATATGCGGACAATAATCTGATTCAATCTTCATATAACAATTTCATACAATACACTCAGAAAAACTCACGACCTTCAGTATACACGACACCTGAATTGGATTTAAGAAACAATGGAATCCAACAAGGGGCATATTCAATGGTTTACAACTTCCACCATAAGATTGTTTCTAATCTAAAAGTGGATGAGATTTCTGCAGACCGAACTGAGATAAAATTAATATATGCTGGTAGTGGTATAACCACCGGATTCATACCAGCGATTCAGTCAGTACTAAACGATACTGGTGTAAACGCATTTGATACAAATGGCGTAAAGAAAGATATTGTTCTAAACTTTAAAGACAACAACATTTATGACATTATCAATGCCGAAGTTGATGGCCTTAGAAATGGTGTAATTACCGAAACCCTAACATATCCAACATCAATCCAAGGTCAAACCCCAACTACATTTATTCCATTTGATAATAAATTTGAGGGTTCTTTGGATACGTGGAGAACGTTGGTTGAAGTAATCACTCCAGCGATTGGCCAATCATCTAATAACTTTGGTAAATTAACTGGTCGATTTAGAAGGTATAAACTAAATCAAAATTCCGATGGGACTTTATCTTGGCAAGCAGGTCAAAATACATTTGTTAATCAAGTGCCAGAAGACCTTGCTACCGCAGAACCATCATTACAATCCGCAATAAATGGTACTAATGATGTATTCGCCGAATCACTAAGTCCAAGTGCTTTAAACCTAACCTATAAAAGATTTGACAATACTATAACACAAGTACAAAGTATAATTCTAAAATTAAACCGACCATTGGGTGATGATATTGATGTTAATAATTTAGTTGATGTTGACACACGTATTATGAAGTCTTGGATTGAAAAAATTATTGCATTTCCAAGTATTCAAAACGTAGATAGACCTGACTTCTCGCAACCAGACTTCTCATTGGATATGTCCGATTACAAAGGAGCTGATGGTGTTGATTGGCAAAATTGGAACTCTCTATTGGATGTTAACGCAACTACATCACAACAACTCATAAACAAATACTTTAGTGGGTCTCTTGGAAACGTAACCTTAAATATAGACTACTCAGACTTCCAAAACTTTGTACACTTCTCTTCAGCAACCGAGCGAGTTGATAACTTTAAATACAAAGTACAACAAATAGAAACCTATGACGCACGTATAAACACATTGGAACGCGTAAGTGGGTCAGACGCACTTACAAACATATCACAATCAATGGTTCGTAGAGATAGAATCATTGGTGGTCTCGATGATTTCGAAAAGTATCTATACTATGATACTGACGCAAATATATATACTCATTGGTCTTCTTCTAATTATACAATAGAACCATACCCAAAACAAAGTACGTATCCACACGTTCTAAGAAGTACAACTTCAAATGAAGGTGTGAATTGGTACAATGGTGTATACGCATCCGCCTCGTTATACGATGAGTTCAATGACGCACAACTTAGTAAAATGATTCCAATTCATCTTCAAACGGATGGTCGTAATTCCGAATATATTACATTTGTTGATATGATTGGTCAACACTTTGATATTCAATGGACATATATAAAGTCATTGACTGATATTAATCAACGTGAAGAACACCCAAAAGATGGTATGGCTGATGAACTTTTAAAATCAGTTGCCGAATCTTTAGGATGGAAGTTATCAAATGGTTATTCAGATGTATCACTTTGGAAATACGCTTTAGGTGTTGAGTCAGATGGAACATTAAATCAAACCGGAACATTAAAATCCAAATCAAGAGAAGATATTACAAGAGAAACCTGGAGAAGGATTGTAAATACAATTCCAATGTTGTATAAGACAAAAGGTTCTGCTAGGTCAATTAAAGCAATTCTTTCTACATACGGAATCCCACAAGCATTCTTGAAGATTAGAGAGTGGGGTGGGCCTACAATTTCAACTCGTAAGAATGTTTATGAACACGATAGATTTGTATACAAACTACAAGCATCTCCATCGAAGTATATCTCAAATCCTTGGGATAATATCCAATCGGATAGGCCAAACTCAATCGAGGTAATTGGTAAAATGCCAAAGGGTAATTACCACATCTTACGACTAAGTGATGGTGGTGATAACGTAGATTTATTTTGGGATTATATAAATGAAACCGCAAGAATTAGACTAAAGATAAATAGTACTGATATTATATCATCATCATATGTTCCTTACAAACAACGTAGGGAAATTGCAGTATCGTTGAACTCAGGTTCAATTGATATCAACGCGGCATGGGTTGATGATTGGGGTGAGTTACTTGCCAATCCAACAGCAACACTAAGTGGTAATAATTCAACATTCAATAGTGTGTGGACTTCAGAAGGTACTGTTCAAGTACCTGGTCCTACAACGGATTCAAATGTAAACTCATATGAGACTGCAAGTATTCAAGAGATTAGATACTTTAGAGATACTATCTCAAATGAAATCATAACCGAACACGCGAAGAATAGAGAAGCATACTTTAGCGATGATAACACAACTGATTTAGATATTGACACTTCGTTTGATAAGTTAATGTATCGTATATTTCCAGATAGTGGATTCACTACAAATACAGGGTCTATTGTATCAATACATCCAAACCAAAAGTTCACATCATCAGATAGTGGGTTGGTATTATCCGCATCACTAATCAATATGAAACCATTAGATTTGGTAGGTGAGGTTGACACTCAATTTGTAACCATACCATCTGTGGGTGCATTAAACCTGATGAACAACAAAGTCAGAATCGAATCGGCATCATTAAAAGGTACATTAAATCCAGATAAGTCAAACGAACTATCTGAATTTGACTACGCCCCATTGGACTCTAATCTATTGGGTACATACTTTACAACAACTGATACTGTAAACTTCGATATCTACAACTCAGAAGGTTACTTTGAAGCTGATGATTGGGTGGGTAATCCTGACAAGAGATATAACGAAGATTATCCACTACTCAAGTATAGAGCAAAGAACTACTTTCAAAAATACACAAGTGGTACTGCGCTCGACTTAATTATGGATATGTTATCTCGTTATGATATGTCGGTGTTTGAACAAATCAAACAACTTCTTCCTGCTCGTGTAGATTGGCACAAAGGTATCTTGATTGAACCACACGTTTTTGAGAGAAATAAATACCAAAGAGAGAGAGATATCACAATCTCAAGACATCATTATGATGGTACTATTGATATTGGTACAAATATTATTACCGCAAGTAGAAATGATTACGGACTTAGAAGTGGGTCTGGTTTCAAAGATGATGGTGTGATTGATTTGTATAACTACCAATCGTCTGTATATCAATATGATTTAGCTATATTAAGTGGTAGTACATATGTAAATAGAACAAATGGTTATTGGGAATATTCACCAACTGGGTCTACTGTTTTAAATTCAAGACCATCTAAGATTTATCAAAAGCCCAAGTATTTCTTTACATCAGATGACGATGCAGTAACATTGACACCAAGTTCAACATCATTTGAATATACCGATACACAAGATACTCGATTACCATTATCAATCGAAAATCTATATTACAATGGGTGTAGAATTACAAGTGACTCACTAACCACCGATTCACCAGATACTCCAGATGGTGGTCCTGTTGTTGAGATTACCGAAGTAGACTCAAACGTCCTCGTATTCTCAGGAAGACCAGGTGAGGGGCTTGATACTGACCCTAATATCAAACTTGGAGCTACACGAACAATGCCAATTGATAACTTGGTATCTACCACAAAAGATAGATTAAAGAAAATAAAACCAAGGCCATCAAGAGCATCTGAGACACAAACTCTTAGACCATTACCATTCAAACCGAAGAATACGAGACCTAAACTTAGACTACCCTCAAGAGGCAGACAGGATGGTGTATTGGAATTGATAGCAAAACGAACTGTAAACAACTTGGGGCATAAGTTATTTGCAGGTAGCGTCTTCTACTTAGATAGTAACTTTTTAAATGATTTACAAACTGGTAATTACAGTTGGGGCTCGTTACAGCAAGTGAACGGAACTTCATACCAAATGTCTTTAAACGGAAACGTAACCACCAATGGGTATATGACTACTAATGGTACAAATACTATTGTAGTTAATTCTATAACCAACCCATTGTCATCTACATATAATGTACCTACAATTATTCAGTTGGGGTATATTTTTGTAGTAAAGAGGTCAACTGGGCAAATCGTTTATTCAACTGGAGACCTTCAAGGCGCAACGACTTATCAGTTCGGATTTGGTGGTAAAGGAGTTTCACAATCAGTAACAGGAAACGAAGATTTAGAAATAAGAATATTGGTCTACACTTAAAAAGTTAAAAAACCATATTTATATACACAAACAATAGGAAAGCACTATGGGATTTTTAGATAATTCATCGGTAACGGTAGATGCGATTCTCACCAAAAA